CGATCGTAACGCTTGAAAATGCTAGTAAAAGCAATACTAAAATTCTTGTTTTCATGGTTATTTTAAATTTCTGTTTGTACTAATGGTGTGAAATTATCTGAATCGTTTAATGGACCAGAAATATATAATGCCTCTGTATATCGTATTGTACCGTCGTTGCTCCAACCGCAATAAATATCTCCAGGTTCAGGTGTTTGTAATACGTTGCCAAATCCTTTTTGAATAGGTTTGAAAGTATTGAAAGGGTTTGCAGTTGCTAAGTCTATCCACTCCCCAGATGAACGTGCAAAAATTCCAGCGGTGGGAACATCTACGACATATTCTGAATCATTGAAAAATTCAGAAACATTTTCGGGCTTATTTTTTAGATAATCTTTTTGGGTGTTGTCGCCTTGATCCCAATCGGTTTGCAATTGGCCGCCTTCTTGTAATCCTTCAAGCTTATCTTTTTCTAATTGTGTGAAATTTGTATCAGATAATCCTTGACCTAAAACCTTGTCAACTTTGTTTGAGTACAATTCATTGAAATTGCTTTCGGCTTTAATCTGCGATTCTCTTAACGTGTCGCCCAGACCATCATTAGGCTGGCTAAAATTTATATGTTGCTGTGCCATTAGTAGAATTCATTAAAATTGGTGGTTTCTTCTCCTTTTTTGGTGTAATTCCATTCTGTAATAGTCGAATTTTCCATGTAAGCACGAAAGTTATTTTCAACTGAAATTGCTAATGCTTTATACTGCTCTGCTAGTTGTACTGTCTTTTGTGTTGGTTGTCCATTAGTGACTGACATTATAGTATTACCCACATTAGACTGCTTCACTTCGTTAAAAAGCGTGAAATAATGTGCTGTATAAAACACGTGCATATCAATTAGATACTTTGTGAAAATATTCAAGTACTCGCCTGTCAAATTATCAATGTCTGCATAGATTTTGTCGTATAGTTCTTGTCCTAAAACCCGAACCATATCCGTAATTTGAGCGTAATATATTTTTTGAGTAATAGAATCGTTATCAGTAGCACCGCTTATCGATGTGGTTTCTTTTACGTTTTCGGCTGTAATGAATAATTTTGTCATACGGTTTCTTCTTCTTCTTTACTTGGTGCAACTTCTTCTACTTTTCTAAACTCCTCAAAATCTTGAAACTCCAACACTACATCAACATCTATCAATTTGAATAACTTTGTCAATCCATCAAGTACTACTTTTCTAAGCGGGTTTATGTTTCTTCGATACATTTCCTTTGTCGCTACTAAAATTTCATCGGCGTTGGATGAAAAACCGCTTGAATTATTTGATCCAGAAAATAAAATCTTTGGAGCTGAATGAGCCACTATAATTTTACGTTCGCATTCTTCAGCAAAAAATACATTTTGTTGGTTTAGGTTTGGTGTTTCCACTTGATCTATAGTCGTAGCATCCAACCCATCGGAGTTATACGATACTACTACATGATGTTTTGGAGAACCGCCCGTGTAATCTTTTTTGATTGCTTCTGCTTTTTTCTTTTTTACTTCTTCGCTTGCAGCAGCTTGTTTACCTCCATTGAAATTGATAACCGTAGTAATTTTATTTTCGAACTGAAAATGTGTTTTGGTGTTTTGGCCTAAGAACCCTTCTGCAATGCAGTAATTAATTCCAGAAAAATAATCCGGCAAAGGGAAAAATTTATTTTTAGTTACTCTTTGAATAATTACAATTTCAACCCCACCTTGAAAAGTACCATTGAATTTTTTACATGGCACTGGATTGTACATTCCGCTTTGTGACCAGTCCCAAGAATACCAATAACCAACTACTTTAGGATGTACCGTTTTGTCTTCTAATTCAACTGCAAAATTTTCAATAGGCACATACTCAAATCTTAAAATTTCACGATCTTTATCATTGTCGTTCCAAATTACTTGAAGTGCAAAACCACCTAACATTTTTGCATCCAAACAAACTAATTCTACAGTATCCTCGTCTAAGTATTTTGAAATATCTAAATCTGAACCGACGTTTTTTAATCCGTCAGCATACATGAAATTAACAAAGGAATTGATAATACTTTGGTTTGTTGGGCTGTCATCATACGCATCCCGTAATGTCTTGTAATTGGAATTATTAAACCCATTGCACACTGCATTGACCCCGTTTTGAGTAAGGTTCGCTTTTATGTCGATAGGTTGCCATGCAGACATCTTGACTACTTCTTCACTAAAAGAATAAACGTTTTCTGATTCTGTTACTGCCATCTTTTATTGTCTTGTGAATTGTTAGTGTAATTTTGAATGTCTGTACCGTTTTTTAAGAAAATAATTTTGCCTTTATAAATGATCTCATTGCTATTATACAAAGTGAAAGAGTAGTTTTCTCGCTGTTTTAAAAATGAAGTGTCAGTTATTGTAATTACTATTAGATTCTTGTTTAAAATCCACGTAAATGGCACAATAATTCCGTTTTCAAAATCTAAAATAAGCTCATCATTTACCGATGGATAATATCTAGGAACTAATTGTAATATTGGATTTTGTTGAGTAACTACTTTCATCGGGAAAATGTAAAAAAAGGACGGGATTAACCGCCCTTATTATTAATATGCCATTGTAGAAGCAAGCAATTGAGCTACTGCTGGTTCAGTTAACCAGTATTTTCTAAAACTTTCCGCTTCATCTGTAGCGATTGTAATAGTAACACCATTTAAGTCTCCTGCTTGTGCGCCTGTGGAATCCACAACCGTTGGAATCATGCAACCATAACCCGAACCGATCGCGAAAGTGTCACCGTTTTTCATTTCTAAAAATCCGACAAATTCGGTTTTTGTGATTTGATCCACAACTTCAGCTAGGGTAACGTTATCTAATCCAGTTGCAGAAACCAAAACCAATGACAATTCCCCTTTACGACCTCCTGAACGTGTGTCCATGTTTTGAGTTAGCGTATCGTTATAGTTGGTAGTGGTATTTTTCACGTCAAAACGTGCAATTTTAGCACCTGCTGGCAATGTTTCAGTCAGCATATAATCAGGAAGCGTTACCACTCCCCCTGCAGTTGTCGCTACTCGATTTAACGGTTCGTAGGTAATAATCGAAATACTTCGAACTCCTACTAATTTGTTCACACAATTAAGATTGCGTGATTTTGTTAATGTTATTGTACACATATATTTTTTAGGTATTAAAGGGGGATTTCTCCCCCGTTATAATTAAGAGTACAACACGTTTCTGTTTTGGTTCATTACCGCATGATTGTAAGCCCATACGTTTTTGAAATAAACCCAGTCAGAACCGTTAGCCATCTTTCCAATTTCCATGAAGTTTGATTTTTCATTTTTAGCATCTGCATTAATGAATAATGCTTTTGAAGGATGTGCAATCATTACGTTTGCTGGTAAGTTTACAAATGAAACCATAACGCCGTTGTATGAACATCTAGAATCAACTGCATCATTTTCAAACAAGAAGTTTTGATTTGATGCCGCCCCAACTGAATTGTTCGCAGTACGCATCAATTGACGGTGTGCCAATGGTGCTTCAATAACTACTGGTTTGTCAGTATCATTCAATACGTCTGCTGGTATCTTGTTGTACAAAGAATTATATTGATCAGCAATATTCGTTGCGTCAATTGTTGTTCCATCCACTTTGATATACTCACCAAGTCCAGCAACCGCATCAGTCCTGAATGTGTTGTAAACCATGGTTGCGAAAAATCCGTCTCTTTTTGCAATTGGCAATGCTGCAATTTTAGCTTGTGTTGCTGCTGAAATTGATCCTTGACCTGCGCCCGGAGTTAATGCAGCAATAGCGGCTTTAGTTGCAGTAGTGATTCCTTGCCATCTGTTAATCATTTGCTGATTAGCAATTGCTCCCGAAAATGATTCAGATGCATAATTCAAGAAAGTTTGTGAAACTCTTTTTTCTGCTCCTGCTCCCATATCTTCTGAAAATATGGTATTGGTAAGGTTGTTTTGTTTCACTACTTTTCTATACTCTGTGATTGCGTAGTAGATTTTGTTGTCAAAAATCTCCATTGCATCTAAGTCCGATTCTGTTACTGGTGCTCCAGTATAGTCAATTTCGGTTACAGTTTCGTTTGATTCTGTCCAAACAGAACCTTCTTTCGCTCCCGGTTCAAAACCTACATAGCCATCCGCTACGGAACTATCTTTTGTTAACAAAAGAGTTTGAAACGGCAAAATTTGCTCGCCTCTAATTTTTACTGATGAATAATCTGCCATCGTGTTATTTGTGTTTAGTTAGTAAATAAATTTCGAAATCAGTTTCAATTCTTTTGACTTCATCTGCTGGAAGTCTGTCGCCTACATAGTCAGTCACATTTTCACCCAAAGCAGATAAAATCGCTTCTAATTCTGCGTAGTTTACGGTTAGTGGACAGATGTAGTCATCTGCTTGCAATTCGTGTGTTTCTTCTGCTTGTACAGTTTCAGCATTATTGACAGTCAGATTTTCAACTATCGTTTCTTCTGCTTGTACAGTTTCAGCATTATTGACAGTCAGATTTTCAACTATCGTTTCTTCTGCTTGTACAGTTTCTTGTGCTTTGGCAACTGGAGCTGTACTTTTTTTAGAGTTTCGATTTGACATTTTCTAAGAATTTTGCCTGCTTTTCTTGTGCTGGCGTTAATACTATTGCTTCTTTTGGCGTGTCACCTAATTTTTGAGAGGACATTTTTACTGCTTTATAGCTAGTAAAAGCCTTGTTTACTTCTTCCAACTGCGCAGACATTAAAGTCGCTTCGTTTTCGTTCTTTGCTTTTTCGGCTTCTAAATCATCAACTTTCTTTTGCAATTCTACAATGGTAGCTTTTGCCGTTTCCAATTCTTTTTCCATTTCAGAAGGCTCTACTTTTGCTTTGGCCGCTTCTTCTTCGGCTGCAATTTGTTCAGCAGTTTTTTCATCTGCCATTTTTTTGGCTTCTTCTTCGGCTGCTAATTCCTCTGCTGTTTTTTCTACGGATTTTTCTTCATCCGTAACAGCTGACATGATGACATTTGCTAAGTGCTTGGCAAATTCTAACGGTGTCTTTTTCATAAAGTGTTTATTAAATTTAGCGATCGGACTATCCGTATCTTCTTCTGTATCTAAAAGCCCTTCAATCGAAAGACCTTGTAATAATTGACTTTTTATTTTTTCCAGTACTTCTTGTGAATCACATTTATACCCCATGATCCACGTACCTACTTTTTGCGTTGGCATTCCAAGCGCATTGCTCTTATCGTTTTCAGAATCTTTTACAATCCAGCTTTCAACTGGGTAAACACCTTCGATTCCTTCTTGCTCATGCTCAATATTGGTATTGGCATTCCCATTTTGCTTAAAATAATTGTTTGCTAATTGTTCCACCGTTTCAGCATCGTAATACACCATGTATTTTTCTCCTGTGGCTTCATCAATTCGCTGTATTTTTAAGTCTGGAATCATTACTGGAGCGTAAAAAACTCCTTTGATTTCTTGTGCAGACATCAATACTAAATCCCCTTCGCCTACTGCTGGATTTTTAACAATAGAAACACGGAACACCCCCTTTTTATCTGGATTATATTTGTATTTCAATACTTTCATAACTGGCATAAATGCGAAAAAGGAACACCTACAATGAAGTAAGCATTCCTTTTTTTGTGTTTTAGTTCGGTTGTGGTCATTAGCAGACTTTGTACCGTGCATCATCACACGGTTATTACATCAAAGATAATAAATAATATCTATCAAAAACTATTATTTAATATTTTTTTTCTATATTAAAAACTATTGTTTAATATTTTTTTGCGGTCAAGTTCTTGTTGATCTGTAACCGCTTGTGAAACTACAAACGCTTGAATTGGCTGTTGTTCTTTGTTCCTTTGAGCAATGACATTGCCTATCTGATTTTCGCTACTGCCTTGGAAACCTACTTGTGCAATGTTACGGGTTGGTGCTGCACTCGATACCCCGCCACCGTTGCTTATTGTTCCACCTCCTACAGATTTCAATGCTTGTGATGTTCCTTTTACAATACTGGCTACACTAGTAGCTCCTACTGCTAAATCAAGAGCAACCAAAGGAGCAGAAAAAGGCGCGCCCTTTGTCAAATCTTTAGTAACCGCTTCTGCCGTATTTGAAATAGATTTACCTACAGATACTCCACCTTCTGCAATAATTGCCGCTTTTTGTATTTGCTTATTCTTACCCGCTAACTTTTGTATGTTTCCCAATAAAGCCTCGCCCTGACTTACCAATCTATCTTGATTTTCTTTTTTTTGATCTGCTTCTGCTTTGTCTATTAGCTTCTTTTCTGCGGCTAACTTTTCTTTGTTTTCTTTTTCTTGTGCATCGAACTTTAAATTTATTTCATTCTTTTCGTTTAGTTGCGCTATTTCTAATTCGTTAGTGTCTTTACCAAATTGTTTGGCTAATTCTAAAAGTCTAAAATATTTGTCATTTACTGCTTGTATCTCTACTTCACGAGCTGTTATTAATGCTTCATTGTTTTTGTCTTGTGCTGCTGAAATAGCATTATCAATTTCTAGTTGTAAATTATTCCTATTCTTCTCTGCTTCTGCAAGCGTGGCTAAATATTGCTTTTGGTAATCCTGTTCTATTTTAAGCAATTCTTTTGCTGTCTGTCTTGCTCTCTCTACACGCTCCTTTGAAATCCTATTGCGTTCGTCTTGTATTTCTTTTAGCCTTGCTTTTTCTTCATTATCTGCTCTTAATTCTGTTTTTCGTATTGCTCTTCTGTCCTCTGCGCTTTTTTGCTGCAATGCAAATACTGCGCTTTCTGCATCTGCTTGTTTTTGTAATGCTTCATCGCTTGAATCCGATAATGAATTTTGTTCTTTTATTGCTGCTAGTTTTTTCTTTGCATTTGCTAACTCTTGTGACGTTTGTTGCTCTTCTGCTTTTTTAACCTCTTCAATCGCTTTTTTCTTTTCTATATAACTTGCAGTTTCATCTGTAATTATTTCTTTTGAAGCTGCCAAATCTCTATTTAGTTTAGCTCTGCTTACTCCTAAATCTCTTGTGGCGTCTTCAACATCTTGTAAAGACTTTGTTAATTCTGCGGCTCGTTTAGCTTCTTTTGATATTTCATCGCCAACCCCAGAAAATGAAGCTACTATACCGTCGAAATCAAATGAAGTCAAAGCATTAAATAATTGCAAAAGTCTATCCCTTAATACATCTACTACCGCACCAACTGCGGACATAATTTGTTCTAACTTGTCAGCTCCAGCGTTGGTACTTGTGAACGCTTTGAATACTAATGCTAACGTCGCTACAATTGCAGCCAAAAACAATATAATAGGATTAGCCAACAACAATAACAACTGCTTACTAAACGCCTTAACTTGCGAAATTGTGCCACCAATACCTCCTCCCAAATCTTCAAACCCTGCTTTTTGTGCCTTGCTTGCTTTTGTAGAGTTATTAGCGACATCGGTATTTTCTTTTTGTGTCTTAGATAGAGAATCTGTTTTTTTAGTAACATTTGAAACAGTATTATCTAATTTACCTAGATTCTTTTGTGCTTCGTCAGCTCCAGATTCTTTTACATCAATCTGTATTACTTGTTTGATTGGTTCTAAATTTTCAGACATGGTTATTTATTTAAGAGGATTAGTTTTGTTTTTCCGTCAGTTAATGAAATAGTACTTTCTAGTACGGTGTATTTTGTTTCTTTGATTATGATTTCCTGACTGTCTTCAAATTTTTGAATCTGAATGTTTGGTAAAGTCAAATCAATGGTGTGAATTAATTTCTTACCGGATAATGTATCTTCAATATATTCTTTGTAGCCTTGAACGTAAAGCGTGTTTTGGTCGATAAAATCCCCTGTTACGATATTAAAAAGACTGGAAATATAATTTGATGCGCCTGTAAAAATTTTGTTGCTCTTATGGCTTATTTTATGGTATAGATTTATTGGTTTTAACTGCTTCAAATCGGTATCAACAAAAGCGTAAGCCGTAGAAATTGTTTGTACACCATGATAATAGAATATTGGAAACTCTTTTGTGATCGTATCGTAAATGAATCTAGTTTCAATATCATTCAATTTAGGTTCTGAATCAAAAGGATAAAACGTATTTACGACTGTATCTGCATCTGAAGCAATAGGATTAAAACATGGAGCCGTGAAATTCGTTTCTATCTTGAATTCTGTCTTTGGTTTTCCTGTTAATGGGAATTTAAGCTGTCCATACTCCATTCCATTAGCTAATAAAAAAGCCTTGTTAGATTGATACTCGCTAGTAACGTGCTTCAAGTCGTACCCATCATATTTGGTATTTGTTTTTTTAGTAAGTTTAGACAAATCAGCATACGGTGTCAAGTCATTTTCAACTCTAATCCCTTTGTGTTGGGTATCAATGACTGTTTTTTGCTGATAGTAGAAATCATTTAGTACCTCATCTTTGAATTTTTTGTACGCAAACATGGTGTAAATTGACTTTACAAAATCAATCACTTTCATTTCTGGAAGTGACTTGAATAAATTTACCGTAGTTGGCGTATTTGTCGGCTGTACATTATTTATTACGCCTTTAATCCAATTCTCACTACTCCAATTGAAGGAATAGTTTGTGAATTTCCATTCTGATAAATTGTCTGCTGATACATATACAGATATTAATGGCTTGACTAAGGTACTCGGAGCGTTTCCACCTTCCGGAGTAAACACGTCTAGTCCTATTCTAATTCTTAAATTAGAACTTTTTATTTCTGAACCAGATGTAATTGTATAATTTAATTTTTTTTTCTTTTCTCCAGTTTCAAAAACTTCCCAAACTTCAATATTGTTTATGTAAGATGAAATTGCTTCTTCTGTATTAATGATTGGTCTTTGCGTTAATGGTTGGTACGATACCGATGCTGATTTTTTAGCTAATTGAATTATCATGTCAAAAGTAGCTTGATGCTCTGCACCAGGACCATAACCTAAATAATTCAGTTCAAAAGCGTTAATTGCTGGCTTTGGTATAATATCGAATCTTTCCTCTCTGAACTTGTCAAAGTCAAAAGTAGAATTAGTAACTTTTGCTTTTACTTCATTAATGGCCACATTTGCAGAAACGCACATCGTACATAAATCAGTCAGTTGTGTATTGCTTCCGATGTATGGCTTAGGATCAATTTTAATGTCGTACTTTTTATTTATAGATTCTAAAATCTCGCTCATAAACATAGCGGGTCTTATCTCCGATGGCAATAACACATTTTCGCTAGTAATTGGTTTTGAATTTGAAAAGTTGATATTATCAGTTGGCAATGCCACCAATGAATTATAAATAGTAAAAATTCGATTTACAGAAACCAAAGGAATAAACCAGCGCAAACCATCGCTAGTACTTTGAATAGATTTTAGACCGTTTTGAATGTTCTTTGTTGTCCAAGACAAATCCCCGCCATCTAGCATCGCCAAAGTATCTTCCCCTAATATTTCGGTTAAATTCTTTTGACCGTCTGAAAAAGATAATTGAAATAGCGAAGGCGTGGTATTTATCCAGCTTACATTCTCTAATGTGACAATACCTTCTTTGAATAAATTCCCATCAAGGTATAGTTTGGCTCTTTTTTGAATGTTGGTTGGTTGCAATTGATCGGTAAATCCAAAATACCCCAATAGTTTTACATTATTTGGCGAAGCCTGTACGCTAAATGAGTTCGTGAAACCTTTGAAAACTGCTGTTATATCTTGTGTGTATAACGTTTTAGTATTCAAAGAAACATTTTCATTTATAAAAGTATCAATAAGTCCATAAACCCCTGGTGTTTCTTTTTCGATGTACAATTCCATACTATTGATTTTTTATTTTAGAAGCGGTTTCCTTGAATTTTAAAGTATATGAAATATCACTTTTATCGTTTTTGTTGTTTTTCTGCACGAAATCATTATCAACACAAGTTACCGGAACCTGTAAATAAGTCGAATAATAACCCACATCTGAAAGTGTCACGGTATCGCTGTCAACTGTGATCGTTTCATTGTCAATTGTGATAATATCATTGTCAACTGTGATTCCTTGCTGTTCTACTTTCCAGCGTTCGCCATAAAATCGAACCAAATATATTTTTGGGGAGTAAATAAGTTCTTCAATAAGTGCGTTCATACTTTCATCTAGTATGCCCGTGTTCACGGTGTACGTTTGAAAAACTTCTTCTATGTTCGTGTTTTTGAAATGCGTGCTTTCGGTGTTAACCATTGCGGAATCTCGGAATACTTTGTTACTTTCTTGGCGTTTAACCTCATCATTAATCAGTATTTTTCCAGTAGTAGTTAGGTACTGAAATAATCCGTTTCGGTCTATATAAATGAAAAGTAAAGGGTCTTTCACGCAAACCGTTTCAGATGGATTTACTTTGGTTGTAGTGATAAAATTGTTTGATGTTCTGTTTATTCCAAAGTTAAAATCTTGTTTGGCGTAATATGGAATGTATTCAGCGTATTTTTTAACTGGAGTTTGAGCCACATTAAACCCGTTTGAGTTTCCAACAAATGAACCGTAAAAAGGGTTTTGCTCGTTTCTCCATCTGTAACCTAGTGTTGCTACTTTGTCCGTTACATTGATTGCTGCAACACTTGTTGTCTCATCATACGCATAGTAAGAGTATCGATAAAATAACGCCATACCTTGCACGTATGGTAGCGAAGTATTATGATAAAGCAGTACTGGAAAATCTACATTGTTAAGATTTTCTTTTCGAATCAAATCATTTTTTAAATAATCTTGTATTTCAAAAGACACGTACTTGTCGTCATTGGAAACTCTTGCTTTGTCAAGTACATAAGTGTTGACATTGGTTTCTTCTAGTGCGTCATTAATATCGAACGTGACTAATTGTAAGCGTATTCGAGTATTAATATTTGAGGGTACATAAGCTGGGAAATCAGTAAGTAAATCTATGCGGACGATTACTGGAGAGTTGCAGAAAGCAACTTGCGAAAGGCTGGTGATGTTCATTTCTTCTAGGGTTCTCGGCAACTTCACCGAGTTTATAATTTACTTACCTACTATATTTTTAATCAAACTTTTTGAAATCGTGTTTATTGTTGCTGGAATATTCTTTGCTATACTTGTGGCCATTGGGTTATCCCATAATTCAGATGTCTCACTTGCTGGTGGGTTCCATGGTGTACTACCCAACTCTTTTGGCTTTTGCCATTTCCCATAATTCAACTGCGATAAAGTAAGCCTTCTGTTTTTGGCGTATGGTAAAATCGAATCCCTTAACGAACCACCTCTGTTTGTAATGTTACCTTCTGAATCGAATGTGTCTTCTGAAACTCGCACTTCTTCTCTTGCTTCATTATAAACAAGATCACCCAAATAAATCAATCCTGCTTCTATAATTTTAACGTTGCTTTTTGGATTCCTCGTCATCTTTTTTTTAATTTGGATATTAACAATAACATCAATGCTTTTGCTTTAGATTCTCTTTTATTTTGGCGTTCGTATGATAGAATACGTCCGCTTGTTGCTTTGTTTACACCTTGCACAATAGAACCCTCCTCGTCAAGTCTTTCAATTTTATAGGGGATATTACCCATCATTGCTTTTGCGTTTTCCTCTAGTGTCGAGTTTTTTCTTCCTCTTGAATCTTCGTACTCCCCGTAGTAATATTCACGAAAAACAATAACACCCCTTTGAACTTTCTGATTAATAGAACGCTTTAAACGTCCAGTATCGATCTGTGCTTCACGTTTTGACTTTTCAACTACCCGTTGAGCACGTGCTTCATCTTCTAATCTTACGGACATGAGCTACCTTCGTTTGGGATTGATAATACAATTTCAAAAGTATGGCCAGATAAACCATTAAGGTTTTCGTTTTTGATTGCCGTTACTTTTGACTTGCTATTTATTTCAATATCATTATCGGCATACTGACGAAATGAATTGATAAACGATTGACAGATATTAAAAGTCTCATTCCAAATATCACTTTGGTTGGTGTCCTCTTGCAGTTTTGAATCTGTACTCTTAGTATAAATGTCATTTTGGTCCAGTGCTTTTATTTTGTAGAAAAAAAGTATCTGATCTTCTTGAATATCATTGTCTACATAATCAACATTCACTACTGGATAGATTGTCTCTTTGTTAGTGTCAATAAGGTCGTCGCTTAAAGTGGTCACGGTGTTAACCAAAGGATCAGATTGAAACTTTGTGATAATGTGATTGCGTACTTTTTCTAATTCGTTCATAGTTTATTTTTTATTCAACTGATTCAACTGCTCGCTTTCTAAGCAAATATTCCCCCAATGACAAATAATCTTCTAACTTCATTTTGTTAACCGTATCGAATCGCATTGCATCGCCTTTGCTTAGTAGATAGGTTATTTCTGCATACGCTCCATAGTGTTGCTGAAACTCGGTTCTTAACTGACTACCTATTGAATGTTTGTTTACACCGGGTAATATTGGCGGGTTAAAAATCCATTCGTATTTCTCTTTAAAATGTGAAACACTCTGCAAAAATTCCTCTTTTACTCTTTTGGCAAATCCTATTGAAATATCCTTGACATTCTTCCCGCTTAAATGATTATACAAACTTACTAAATCCAATTTTGACAAATACAAATCAGCAATTATGTAGTATTCGGCTGGTTCGTTTTCAAAATCTAAATCTAATTTTATCGGCGCCAAATAAGGTTCTAAAATCAATCTATTAAATTCTTCAATACAAACATTCCATTGTCTTTTATCATTAGAATAAAAAGTTTTTAGAATCGCAAATACTGATTCTTCATCGCTCGGATTTTCTCCTAGTTCGTTTGTCATCGCTGTGAACTTCTCGTAACTGATTGAATTTGGTTTTTTCCAAATCATTGTACTGTTTTTTAATTGCTAATTGTTCTTTATTCAGTTCCTCGTTTGGTAATTCCACGAATGGAAATCTACTTTTAAATAATGCTTTCATAGTTTATATTTATTAATCCAATCCACTTATATAGATTTGCTCTATTACACAATACGTGCCAGCATCATTGATATGATCAAGCCCGCTTTTTTTATCAGGTAATCCCTTGTCATACGTTTGCTGACTTAACGCATCAGAATAGTTCGGGCATCTGCTCAAATTTACAAAATATTTCCCATCCTCAAACGCTTTATTTACACCTCGAACCCTATTTAAAATTTCGGGGTTTTTCCTGCGTATGTTTACTTCAAAATTATATTTTTCATCTATAATTATATCATAATCAGATAGTCCAGCAGTATTTCTGTTTCTGCAACTGGCATCTGGATTGATTTCGATTTTTTGGTTTGGGTATCGTTCCCTTATCTGATCGCAAAGCTCCTGCGTGTTGTATATTTTTACAAATTCATCTACTGCATACATTGCGCCACCATCAATGACGTGAACAATTGCGTGCATGTTTTGAACGTTGAAATCCATACCAATGTATAAATCTATTCCAGCAAGTTTGTTGGTGTTGTGCTTTTCTCTATCATATGACTTGTAAACCGAACCGCTAGTAAGATTGCAGAATTCGCCATTTATATATGCGGTTAATTCTTCTTTGGTGTATTGTGCTGACAATGTAGTAATGTAGTCATCAGGCAAAAAGGGATTGTCGTTTGTTTTGGCTTTAATTAGAAACTTTTCGGTACTGGATTCTTTTACGGAAAAATTGTAAAGAAAATTAAAACCTTCTGGAGTAGATACCAGATCAATCGAATTCTTTTGACCTTTTGAGCATACTTGTCTATTCCTTGCAATAATTTTATTAAAAACTGCTTTTGCTTTGGCTTTTGGTAAAATATCGATTTCATCAACAATAGAATAGAATGTTTCATACCCTACTATTGTTTCGGGTTTCGTCATATTTCGAAGTAACAATTTTCCAAACTTTGTCCTAAAAACCTTTTCGCTTGAATTGTATTTATATTCAATACCGTGATATTCAAAAAACTCTTGAAAACGAGGGACTGCAATATCGTTGATTAGTGGGTAATTGGGAAGGTAGTAACCAATGTTTAGATTAGAAGCGGTGGTCATTAGTTTAATAGCTGATTTCACTATTGCAGCTTCTGTTTTTCCGCTACCAAAACCAGCCACTAATATGGTGTGCTTTGCATTTGAGAATACAAAATCTTCTTGATGACCAAGTAAACTAAGGTTTATTTCCATTCTGTAAGGTTCTTGGCAACTTCACCAAGTTTTATTTTAAATCAACTGCTTAAATGCCTAATTTTTTAATTGCAGATTCGCTTAATGTAATATCCAAATTAATTAAATATTCAATTGTGTAATCTTTTATTTTTTCTAAACTCAAAGTAAATACACCGTCTCTTATTGTGTTGGACTTATCGCAATACTGCCATCCTTCAAACAAACATTTTTCTTTTTCTTGTTGGTATTCTCTTAATTCATTATAGTAAATGCTTCTATTCTCTAAATGCTCTTTTGGTCTATCCAAAACATTACCATCATTATTACAAGGAACAAACATCCATAACTCTAAAGGTTGTTTAAGGAAGTTTGCGTAGTTAGTTATTTTAAAAACAGCTAAATCGCTATCTTCTTTAAATCTTTGTTCATGCAAAACAAAATCGGTCATTGATATTAATTTCATAGATGTAATTTTATGTTATCGAACCAATTCTTGTAATTTTAATTTCAGTTATATCATTGTCATTTCCTTGATCTTCAATGTACGCCCCATCCATTTTGTTGAGTTCGTTTATATACTTAACTGGGTCGTAATAACTAAGCTTTACTTTTCCATCTTTAGATAATGCTTCTTTCCAAACTTTTACATTTCCTCTTGCAATATCCGAAAGTAATAATTGTCTCTCTAGCTTTGATAAAATATTTGAAACTGCTATTTGTCCTAACGCTTCAATTTCTTTAGCTTCAATGATTGGATTTGCTACGGAAAGGAACTCTTTGTATTTTGTTTCAGCCACTCTATACCAATCATAAATAGTACTTTTAGGAATTTCCGAATTTTTCCGAATCCTTCCGAAAATAGACTTCTTGTCAATACCTTTTTTTAAATCTGAAAGTATTGATTTTATTGCGGTCTCTTTATCTATTTTCCTTTTAATCATTATAACAAATTTACGAAATTAACTATTACAATATATTCTTAATTTAATATTTTATTGTTTTCAAAAAAGCAACCAGATACTATTGTTCACTGGTTGCTCGTAAGCGATTTTCTCGTCAGAAAACATAAAATTTATTTATACAATCGCTTTGGGAGTTGTTGATTATTTCATGGTGTTGCGGTTTAAAATGGATATTCATCATCAATTAAAATTTCTACTTCCCAAGTAACACATTCCGTTCTTTGTTTCAGTTTTAAAAATGTTATTTTATCTCTTTGGATATTATAAACTGCGGTTGTTTTAAATACATACATCGGTATTTCTCTTAATCCATAAGTTCTTTTGTTTCTTTTGAATGGTAATCTGTATAATTTTCCTTTCTTCCAAGCGTGCCTTACCCCCTTATAAATGAAACCTTGTTTAAATTCTATTGTGGTAATCATATGCTTTGGTTTTATTTGTTTATTACCACAATGGTTACGTATATAAAGAAGTTATGCGTCAGCTTCGAGAACCTCTTGAATTAGACTATCTCGTAAAATAAGAAACGTATTAGTTTTTATTTTTAAGCCATCTTCTGCTAAATAAACCTCCGCTATTCCAGAACTATATCCATTTGAATATGGTGCGCCCATTACTATTTTACCATCGGGTTTTTTAAACCAAAATGGTTTATTCATTTCTAGTTCTAAATCTGACATTTTCACCCATTTTTCAGGATTAATTGATAAGTTATACATAATATTCAGTTTTAAAAAGCCGAACGCATAACAGCAGTCTTGCTCTATACCTTTTACTTGGCTTTGGTTGGTATTATTTTGTGTTTGTTGTTACTGGTGTTCATCCGAAAAATAGTCTGTACTTGGTCGGTACAAAGCAAGGCTGCGAAACGTTAGCATCAATGCTACGATTGCGTTCTTAAGACGTTTGCATTAAATAATTCTGATAATAATTTTACTTCATTTTCAAAAGAAACTTCGTCTTGTGAAACCCTTGATAATAAAATTTCAACTCCTTTTTCTGTTTTTCTTGATAGACATAAAGCCAATGCTTTTTTATCATAAGTATCAACTCCTAAAAAATAATCAAAAGGTTCAGCAGTTATATTATCCAATAAATGTTCAGGAAAAACACTTTTGTCTATTTTTGTTCTTTCTGTATTTATTATCAATTCATCTTCATCGTTGTAATTGTGGCATTTTGGACAATAATGTTTTTCACTATTTTCTGTCCAACCATCTTCATTAGAACATTCCCAAGCATCGTTTTTATCAAGCCAAAAAGCGTAACCAGTACTTTCATCTTGGTAGGTAGTTTTGCAATTATCACATTGCACAGTTTCTAAAGTTTCTTTTAAAAAGCTCATAATTTTTATTTTTAAGAACCGCACTAATGCTAACACAGGTTTGCAAAAATGGCAAGTTCAGGTTTAATTTAAAGTTGTTTTTGTGTCTTTGTGGCTCGGTCTTTAACCGAAAATTAAGGCTTACTTTTTTGCCACTTCTGCAAGCCTGCGACCGTTGGCAGTAAGTTTAGCGAAAGTCACAACGTATAAGCTCAAAATTTGACAAT